TTTTTATGTCTGTTTTAAATTTGAACATTCAGAGTTTAATTTATCCATGACATCATCGTAGAACTTATGATCTAGAGGGTCATTTGGTGAAACTCCATTATAATCAGTAAACTCTATGCCTTTAATAAAGATTCTATTATCACTTGTGTTCATAGTATAAACTTTCTCAACTTTATCTGTTCTTACGCCGTGTCTACTATTTTCTACTTCAACCCATCTATTATCTTCTTTAACAAAGTGAGAACCAGAAACTTCAACACCTTTATAGTTATAAATAACTTCTGGTAAACCAACCATAGTCATTCCAACTAAGCCACCTTTAGTTTTGTCTCCTACTTCAACTGTTTCAATAGCTTTAGTACTTCCATCTAACATCTCTATAGGGGTACCTTTAACGAAACAGCTCTTATTATGTACAAGATAGTCATCTGCATAATAAGTGTTGTCTCCATCTAGGTGTAAATTATAAACAGTATCTTCAGTATTGGCTTCGTGTTTTTCAATAGCCTCAACTTTTTTCTCACCATCTTTAGTAGTTAGAATGTCTCCTATATCTAATTTAGAAACTTCTAAATCTAAACCTTCTTCTTTTGTGGCTTCTGGATCAATTGATCTCCATCCTTCTCTAGTTTTGAAAGGATGTCCAGGAGTTACGAATGCTTCACTATCGTTAATAGAGTATAAAGTTCCTCCCTCTAGTTTAGGAGTTATACGTTCTACTACTTTGTTTATAGAAGTTTCTCCTTTTAACTCTTCCCCTATTTCTACTTCTTCAATATTTTTAGTAGTGCCATCTTTTAACACAACATCAGTTCCAGCAATAAAGCATCCTTTATTGTGCACCACATATTTATCAGCTATGTATGAATTATCATTTGAAACATGGAAGTTGTATAAAGGCATTCCAGGATCATTTATTTCTTTTGATTTAATATCTGTAATTTCAACTGAACCAGTTTCTGTTACAAGTTTGTCACCAACTTTTAATTCACCTTCTAATTGGTTATAAAGTTCAACGCCATCACGTTCTTTTGTTTTTTCTGGTTTAATTGATTTCCATCCTTCTTCAGTCATAAATGGATGTTCTGAAGTAAAGAAGTAGTGTTCGTTATCATTAAATGAATATAATTTTCTCTCATCTAGTAGAGTTGGATCTAGAGCAATAACTTTATTATCTCCGTTTTGTCCTTTAACCATATCTTCAACTACAATATCTTCAATATTTTTATCTGTACCATCTGCCATACTGACTTTAGTACCTGCAATAAAGCAACTACCTTTACCTTTACCATATCCTACTACACCGGTTTTACTTCTTACTGGGCCGTGTTTGCTCGATACAGCTCCTTTAAATCCTCTAGATTGAGCAGATGTATTAGCTGTCCTCTGCGCAACAGCTTTATTATTAGCTGCTATTGATTGAGCGGTTGGGGCATTTGCTGCCATAGCTGCATTTGCATGATGAGATGTTACATTTGATGGAGCTTGAGACGCTGCCATAGCTTGATTAGCATGATGAGATGTTACATTCGTATTTGCAGGATTATTTGCATTATATGCTCCTAAACCTAAATTAGAAGGTGCAGCTGCTGCTGCGGCTTGTGCTGCACTAAACCCAGTATCACCTAAGTTTGCGGGCATTCCTGCTGCTGCCATAGCTGCATTTGGATGATTAGACGTTACATTCTGGCTTGCATGATGCGCTTGTAGACCTAAATTTGCTGGCATTGATTGAGCTGCCATAGCTGGATTTGGATGATTAGACGTTACATTCTGGTTTGCATAATGTGCTTGTAGACCTAAATTTGCTGGCATTGCGTCTTCTGCATTATATGAATGTAGACCTAAATTTGCTGGCATTGGTTGAGCTGCCATAGCTGGATTTGGATGATTAGACGTTACATTTTGGTTTGCATAATGTGCTTGTAAACCTAAATTTGCTGGCATTGGTTGAGCTGCCATAGCTGGATTTGGATGACTAGTCGAATAATTTTGTGCCATAGCTAGATTTGGATGACTAGTCGAATAATTTTGTGCCATAGATAGATTTGGATGACTAGATGTATAATTAGTTTGTGTAGCATTACCTGGTTGAACGTTACCTGCAATCGCATTTTCTTGCGCTGTTGTCATTGAAGGTGGATGTATACCTGTTGGTGATAAACTTCCTAATGTTGGGTCAGTTGCTGATGGTTGATTATAACCCATTATAGCTCCCCATAAACTTGGAACCATTTGACTAAAATCATATGCACTTTGTAGCATAGCGGGAGCTGGGTCACCAACGTTAATAGACGTTACATTACTTGGAACATGAGAAGCAATCATATTACCTTGAGCATCAATTCCATATCCCATTTGATTGACTCCAACTGTATGTCCGAATGAATCTGTAGTAGTACCTCCGTCAGTAGGTCCAGCACCACTATGTCCTCCGGCATTATTTCCAAATTGTAAAGGTTGGGCTGATCCTAGTATAGGGGGTGGGGTATTCAGAACTTCTTCTGGAGTACTTCCTAAAATATTTCCAGGATCTGTCGTAGTAGTTCCTGTTGTGTCGTCACCAGTGATACCTGGTAGTGAACTTAAAGTAGGATTATTAAACTGACTGTAATATTGATTGGCGTAAGTTGGAGACATAAATTGTGTCCACGGTATCCCACCTGTTTGTAGTCCTACTCGGCCGCCTGTAGCATATCCTCTTTCATCTACATATCGTCCAGCAATAGAACCATGATGGTCGTCTTCCCTATACCAGTAAGGGTAATCTTCTACGTCTATATCCATATCCTGATCTAACATGTTTATCTCTCTTTGTCTATCGATAGAACCTAATTGATCTCCTTCATGAAGAAAATCTTCACTCTGAAAGAAAGTGTTCTCATCCATAGCTGGTCCGTATCTAGGATCATCAACAGCTTCTGAAGCTGTCGGTATTGTCTCTGACGTATCCATCGCAATAGCAATAGGTAAGGTATATGGGTTCATATACATTAAATTTTTTGCACCTGTTTTAGCTGCATCCCATTTATTATTCTTCACATAATCTTCAAAACTGTCCTTGCCTCCCCATGTATCAGGATTACCCACAAACCAATTGCTTCCACCTTTAATTCCACCTTTAATTAGGTTTCCAGCCCCACTAAAAATATTAGCCTCATCTAATCCAAAGCCACCAAGTGGATTTTCAAAACTAAATCCTTCTTTGCCTCCAAAACCATAAAAGGCTGGATTTATTGCGTCACCCCAACTAAATTGAGTTTCATCTGCTCTAGGAGAACCAGAAAATTTACCTGTGTCTACATCTACACCGGAAGGTCCTGTTAAAGGAGCTAGGCGTTGTGCGGCTTCAAAGTCTGCCAATGCTGCCGCTGATTCTTCATTATTTAATGTTGCGGCATCAGCATCCAAGCTAGCTAAGTATGCTTCAAATGGATCTGCTTCCTCTTCTTCTGGATTAAGAAGATTTCTTAATGACGCTATTGAATCTGAAAAACTACTTTTGTTATTTTCTGCATCTAAAGCTCGTTGATACTTTACATCATCTAAAAGAGCAGCGGATTTTGCTCCTTCTGCACCAATAGACGTCCAAGGAGAAGAAGCTGGGCCCAGGCCACTGTAATCAGCAATACCTACATCAGGTCCCCATAAACTTTTCATCAGTCACTCCTTTTTTCTAGAATACTTGCTTTCATTTCTTTTATGCCATCTTTAGCTAAAGAAACGGAAGCTCTAAGCTTAGCATGATCATCAGCCTGCTCGAGTTTATCTTCTGCTATCTCTTTTGCTTGAAGCATTTTAACTCGTTCTAGACTTAATTTTTCTTCTGCTTGTTGTTGTTGAGCTTGGTCTTCTTGTGCTTTAATATCAAGTTCTCTATCTTTTAATTTCAATAAAGGATCACCTTCTATTTGATTAAGAATTTCTTTTTCAGCTTTAGAATAATCTTCCATAAACTCTGCAATTAAAGTTGACTTACGTGCTTCAATTGCAACTTGTAAATTAGCCGCTTGCTCTTGTATCTGTTGTACCTGAGGAGGCATTTGAGCTTGTGGGTTTTGTTGTTGCTGTTGCAGCATAGGTTGTATCTGTTGTTGTAATTGTTTCATCTTTTCCATCTCTTGTTGATACTCTACCTCAACATGTTCTTGAGCCATTAACACAATATGCTCCATACAGTTCTGTTGTAAAATTCCTAAAGCTTGTGGATTGTTTCTACAAATAGTAGTACCCATAAACAACAAGTGTGATTTCATATGTGCTTGATGATCTTGTTTAGGGAATGCTTGAATCTTTTTACCATTCAACCCTAAAATATTTTCTGTTCCAGGATCCATCGCTTGTGGTGGTGGAGGTGGTGGTAAAACTTGATCAATATCTTTTACACCCAATGCTTCATATATATGTCGGTATGCATGATAAACATTATGTAACCCAGGATTAGACATTGCAATTTGTAGTTCACTTTGTGCAATAGCAATTCTTTGTGTCTGCGAGAATATATTAGGATCTGCTACAGGAACGATATCTATCTTTTCATCAAAGTCAGTTTTAAATATTTCCTGCTGGCCACCTACAATATCGTATGGATACATTCCAGGTAAATAAGTAACAAAACATTTCTCAAGTAACATGAACTCACATTTCATTGCTGCATAAATTCTTTTGTGTATCGCAGACATAACCCGCGATCCGCGCTCCAAGAGCGCAACAGTAGTGCCCACGGCTGCCGATTGGTTGCCGTCGCCCACTTGTAGATCAGCTATACTCGCGAACCGCTGACCTGCGGCTACGACTGTTCCCATTAACTGAAGTAATGTCTGATCTGGGCCTTTAAATGGTAAAGGCATAAATGCATCTTTAAGGTTTCCACCAGGAGCATCTACGTCACGGAACTCGCCCGGCTGCAACGGTTGAGCTTCGTCTCTGACGCGGATGCCTCGCATTTTGAATCCGGCTGGTAAGTTTGACAAGGTGCCGGCGTCTAAAAGTTGTCTTAGTGCTGCTGTTGCAGTTCGCGACAAGCCGCCGATCATGTGGATTAAGCCGAACCCGTAAAACCCGAGTCCTGGTAGAAATTTAAAGTGGACAAAATAATCTTTACGTTTTTTAGTCTGGTCTTGTTCATCCCAGTTTCTTTTAACGCTTAAGACTTTCCCTGTACCTTCGTCCAAAGTAACTATGTAAGGAAACTTGATTCCTGTAGACTCCTCAGTCTCAGGATTAATATCTTCAAAGCCTTCTATTTCTAAATGTATATGAGCTTCTAGTATTGTGAATATTTCATTTTTATCAGGATCAACTCCAGACAATTCATCTTTTTTCTCTTCGATAGAACTGGAAGTATAAGAAGTGTCATCCCCTAAATCTATGTCACGATATACACCAGCAAGTTGCTGAGTTCTTAAATCGTTTTTAGTCATTTTTATTTTATGAATAATACATTCAGTATCATCCAGTGAAGTTGAATTATATGGAACAAATAAATCTTCTGCAGGTACAAATTTAGAAACACATCTTCCAAGAACTGCATCATAATAAACTTTTTTAAATGTAGAACCGGACAGTGGTAAGTTAAATAACATTTGATCAAATTCAGGTTCGTACTCCTTCATGTTTATCATTAATTGAAAATTCATGAATTCTTTTACACGCTGCGACTGTTTTACTTTTTCAGGGGTTTCTAAACCAATAATTTGAGTCCTTACCGGACCTCCTGCTGGCATTAACTCTTTATAAGCTAAAGCCTGAAACTGTGTAACTGCTTCTGCTAATACTGGATGGGTAGCACCACTTGATCCTTGGAAAGGTTCAGTTCTGTCTTCATACTTAAATCCAAGCAAATCTAAACCATTTACATACGTTTGTTCCCAATCACTTCTTGAAGATTTACAATCTGAATACGCTTCTTGAACATCATCAGATACTGAATTGAGAGCATTATCATCTAAAACTTCTGCTAAGTTTTCTTGGTGTCCTGCATAACCCTGCTGTTGTTGTGGTTTACCAAAGTTAACTTCAGCTCCGCCATCCTCTAACATATCAACATTAGGTTCTATTGGCTCTTCTGCTTCTAATTCTACCTCTTCATCATAGACTGTTTTTGAATCTTTCAATTCATCTATGAGTGTGTCAGGTATTGCTTTTTTATCTATTGCCATATTAGCTCCTTGTTCCGAATAAATTTCCTATACCGCCGCCAAAGTTACCGCCAAAGTTACCACCAATGCCACTTAGTATTCTATTTATTGGTTGGTTGTATTGAGAGCCATTTCCAGAGGGTTGTTGTATTGCTTGTAATATTCTATCACTACTGCTTTGTAAATGTCCACCTAAGGTTTGGGTCTGGTTAGTTAATGTTTCTGTTAATTTTTCCCCTAGTTGACGATTAGAAACTGGGCTTGTGTCTTTCGGAGCTGTAGGTAGTTGTCCTATTGAACCTTTAGTCCAGCCGGCAGGTAGCCCTGTATTTCCCGGTGAAATACTTTCTGAACCCATAGGTGGGTTATTGAACATCCCCGCATTCCAGGGCATGTATCCAGGTAAAGAGGTTAAATCCTTCTGCGGAATCTCTTGTTGTGTACGCAATTCAGGTGCTATATGACCCTGCGGCCCGAGCGCGTCCATATATGATTGTCCACGGGAAGGCATCATGGAAGCAAAACCTTGTAAAGCATTTATTTGATGATTGGGTGCAGCAGCTTGTTGTGCTGCTTGATAACTTCCATCTTCAACTCCCATTGAACCTAACATACCGCCTTCATGTAATCCAACTCTTCCGCCTGTTGCGAAATCTCCGCCCCCTTCTTTCATCATTTGTTCTAATATAGCATCAAATCCTTCCGGATCCTGTTCTGCCATTTTTTGCGCTTTTGGATTATCCCAAAGAACGTCTGCTCTTATTTTTTCTTTTTGGATTAGTCTTAAAAAAAGTTGTTTTTGTTGATCACTATAACGAGTAGAATTTTGTATCATATCTTCTAACTCATAAATTGCAGGTAAATCGGTATCTGGATTTCTAATAACATTTTTTATTTGTTCCATATCACCGATAGCTGCTGGAGTTTGTCCTAAGTTCAACTTAGGTGTCATTAATTGTTTCTCAAGTTTTGGATTTAATGCTGTTCCTACTAATTTCTTTAAAAGTCCACCACCCCACATTCCAACACGGCCACCAGCTGCATGCTGAGGTCTAGTTAGTTTATTGTACGCGGCTAGAAATCTTTGGAGCGCGACTCTCGGATGAACTCCTTCATCCATTTCTCTTACCATATCGTCGACTAATGAATCTTTAGCATTCATTTCACCTAATTTAAATTGAGCTTCTGTCATCATAGTTTTTGATTTATCTTTCATTGCGCGCATCTCAGTAAGCATCTCATTCACTTCTTCATCAATTTTTGAAACTTGCATAATGCCTTCTTCTTTAGGTTTTGCAAAAGCTTCTCTATGCCTTTTTGCAATAACAGGATTAAGTGGATCAGGTTGCCACCCTGTACGGTGTTTTGTTGCTTCTCCTAAATTAAGCATGGCCTCATCCATTTTACTTTCACCTAAAATACGATCTCTATACCACCCTGGTTCCTGCATCATTTTTTGGTGAACTCCAGCTTCCTGCATCATTCCAGGAGGTACAATACCTTCTCTTACTTTAGGTTTCATTAAACTTCCAACGCCTTGACCTTTCGCACCACCAAGTAATTTTTTAAGTAGTTCTCTTATTAATCCTCCGCCCATAGCACCAACTCTTCCGCCAGCTGCGAAATCTCCAGCACCATATCCCTCAGGGAAAATATTCATGTAGTTCATCCATTTTTCTGAATCTACTTCATTTCTTAAATATTCAGCATAAGTTCCATCATACCCACTGTTTAAATAATTTCTTAAAACATCCACTTCCTCAGGTCGTTCTTGAATCAATCTTTGGATATTCTTTTTTATCATTTCTTGTCGTCCTGGGAAATCTCCATAAGTAGAATCAGCTGCTTGAACAGACTGTTTATGAGCTTGTCGTGCTAATTGATCAGGAACCATACTAGTGACATTGTTCGCGCCTCCTGGACCATAAATATCATCGGAAAATTTCAAAAATGCGTTTGTGTGTCTTAGAGTTTGTTGGTCATCGCCAAATGCAACTGCTTTAGCTGCAAAATCTTCTAATCTAGCTTTAAGCTTTGGTGGTAAGTTGTGCATACCATACTCATCCATTGCTTTTCTTGCAGCTTCTGTCATTTCATCGCTAATCTGGAAAGTTTCACGTTTTGTGAATTGTGGGTCCATACGCAAATCAATCTTTGCATATTTAGTCCTAGCAATGTGCATAATTTGTTTTTCATCCAAACCAGCTCTACCAGTCGCTTTAAAGAATGCAGGTAAATAGTTACTCATTAATA